TGCAATACTGGGGCACAGAAGTTTGCAGAAATGGCTTTCACCAAGACATTTGGGTAGCTTCGGTAGAAAACAAATTACGCAATACACGTGACAATGTAGTAATTACTGATTGCAGGTTTGTCAACGAAGTCGATGCTATCAAATCCGTAGGCGGGATAACAATAAGAGTAGAACGAGGTGAAAAGCCTATCTGGTACGAGGACGCTATTGCACATAATAAAGGACCTAGTAATATTCGTTGGGCATTGGGTAAAAGATCACTGGATCATAATAATGTACATGCTAGTGAGTACAGCAGTGTGGGGTTAGACTATGATCACATCATTGAAAACAATGGTACTATTGATGACTTGCATAACAAAGTATATTCAATAATCAACCTGTAGGTCACCGCGTTTCCAGGTAACTTCTTTTTTCTTTACTATTTCAACACAATTTAGACATATACTCCTTAGATTGTTAGGAGAGATATTATCTAAATTTCCGTCAATGTGAAAAACTGTGATTTGCGACGGCATCGTACTGCGAAAGCCACACAAATCACAGTTTGATTTTTTCTGATACCCACTTCTAATCCAATTAGAACGTCTGGGTTTTAATTTCTTTTTCTTTCTACCACACTCATCACACATACTTCTATAATGTGTGATATCTTCACGGATATAGTTAATAGCAGAATAGTTTTTGTTGCAAACTTTGCAAATAGGTCTTTTGATTGACATGCTATATTTAGCTCAAATAACCTTCGAAGGCACGCTAACTAGCCCTTTTTTAAGTTTTTTAATAAATAATGTTATGCATTCTCAAGGTGGTAAACCTCATAATTTTACATAAAGGAAAAAAGAAATGGCATTAACATCTCCCGGCGTAGAAGTTACAGTTATTGATCAGAGTCAGTATCTTCCAGCCGCAACAGGTTCTGTTCCGTTCGTTTTAATAGCGACGGCACAGGACAAAGCTGATCCAAATGGTGCGGGTATAGCACAAGCAACAACAGCAGCGAATGCTGGTAAATTGTATCAAGTAACAAGTCAACGTGATTTAGTTAGTTTATACGGTACACCAACATTCTACACAACTAGCAATGGTACACCTATTCAAGGTTATGAGCTTAATGAATATGGTCTATTAGCTGCTTACTCTGTGCTTGGGGTTACAAACCGTGCTTATATTTTAAGAGCAGATATCGACTTAGCTAGCTTGGTTGGTATGACTGGACGTCCAGTGGGTGCGCCAGATAACGGTACATATTGGTTAGATACTACTTCTAGTACATGGGGAATTTACGAATTTAATGCTACTACTGGTAGTTTTGAATTGCAGTCTCCTATAGTGATCATTGATGATACAGACATGTCAAGTGGGGTTCCTCTTACTTCTATAGGAAGTATCGGTGACTATGCAGTATATGCAAATAATCTAGCATCAGTGTCTCCTATTATAGGCGAAGAATTCTTCTACAAGACTACAAGTAATACTTGGGTCCATTTAGGAACATCCGGATGGAGAGATGATTGGCCTACCATTCAAGGTACTGAATCTAACCCAACACTCAGTGCAGGTGATACCTTTGTTTTAAATCTAGACGGTGACGCAAGTGCTACTATCACTGTACCAGATGCAGGTGGTGGCATAGGTACTGTAAGTGGTGTAGCTGGAGAAATAAACAGTTTAGGTTGGACTTATCTAAGCGCATCAGTAAGAAGCGGAAAACTTTGCATATTTGAATCTTATCCAGAAAGTTTGGCCGGTCCTGCACGTTATCTAAGTATATCAAGTCCTACTGGATCTATACTAGATGATTTAGGTATCTCTACCGGTACTTTCTATCAACCTGTGATGTTATGGGGAACAGGAGCACAACAACCAACCTGGCAATCAGGTCAAGTTACCCCAAGACCTACAGGTTCTGTATGGATGAAGATAGGGGGTAGTGGATTTAATCCTGTGATGGAAGAATGGAACTCAACTACAGCATCATGGACAACTAAAAAAGTCACTGCTGCCATAAGCGATGCTGCTGCAATAGATACATTAGATCCAAGTGGTGGTCAGGCTATTCCTGAAGGAACTGTTTATGCTCAGTATAACTTTAATAATGCTATTAGAACAGCTCCTATTTATTTTTGGAAACGTGCTGCAACTGGTCCAACAGTAGTTACTGGTACGAATACAGCACCAGATTTTAGTAGTTTAGGTCCAGTTGGTTCAGGTCCTTATACAGCATTAATATATGTTACACAACCTGGAAGTACATCAGAATTAGGTCCTTATACATTGACTATACAAGAAGGTGATGACGCATCTGATTTCGTTATTGCATGGTCAGCATCAGGAATACCTTATACTTCAGCTTCCGTAGCATCGTCAGGGGCTATTCAGATTACGCACACTGAAGGTGGAACAATTACGCTAAATGATATTATCTCTAGCGGTACTGGCAAAGGTCAATCATGCGGATTGCTCGTTGAAGCAGGGCTAACAGTTGCAACTCCTGGTATCAAGTATGGTTCTACTGTTGGATTTACATATACTAATGTATCGCAATCTGCTACATCAGGATCTGGAACTAATTTATCCATAAATGTAAACAGTAACGGTGGAACTTATGTTTTATTCCCTAATACATTCCCAAGTGCAGGTAGTGGTTATTCAGTAGGTGAGATTGTAACTTTTGATGGAGTAGACTTAGGCGGAACAAGTGGTACTAACAATTTGATTGTTAAAGTCACTGCTGTAGGCGGATCCGGTGATGTGTTAGGAATAACATACTTGTCCGGTGTTGGAGTTCCTGAATATAGTTATCAATTAAGTAATTGGGTATATTTTGATTACACATCAAATGAAGGTGCCCCAGTAGCTAATCCTGCTAACAACACTAACTGGTTTTATAGTGTAGTAGATGAAGTAGACATTATGGTTAACTACAATGGTAACTGGAAAGGTTATAGAAATCAGGCATACGATTTGAATGGTTTCCCAACTCCAACTGGTTCACCCGCAACTGATCCTAACGGACCTATTGTAAGTGCTAGTGAGCCACCAGCAGCAACCGGACAAAGTGATGGTACTCCATTAGTTTACGGTGACATTTGGATTGATACTAGCAATCTAGAAAATTATCCGGTGATTTATCGTTGGCAGGCTGTCAATGGTGAAAATCAGTGGGTTCTGATCGACAATGCAGATCAACTAAATCCAAATGGAGTAGTATTTGCTGACGCACGTTGGGCTACATCAGGGGTTACTAGTGTAACTTCAGATCCGATACCAACAATCAACAGCTTGCTAACAAGTAATTACCTAGATTTAGACGCTCCGGAACCATCATTATACCCAACAGGTATGATTCTATTCAACACTCGTCGCTCTGGATACAACGTTAAACAATTCAAAGAGAATTATTTCAACGGAACTAACTTCCCAGGAGCATCTCTACCAACAGAGACCAGTGCTTGGGTATCAGTAAGTGGACTACAAAGTAACGGTGCACCGTTCATGGGCCGTCAGGCACAGAGAGCAATGGTTACTGCTGCACTAAGATCAGCAATCGATAGTAATACAGCAGTGCGTGATGAAGATAACTTCTTCAATCTACTAGCAGCTCCTAACTATCCTGAACTACAACCTAACATGGTAGTACTAAATGCAGATCGCGGGGAAACTGGATATATCTTAGGTGATACTCCGATGGGTCTTCCTGATAGTGCAAACGCTATTCAAGATTGGGCAACTAACGCAGCAGGTGCACAGACTACTGGTGAAAACGGTTGTGTGACTAGAAATACTTATTTAGGTTTGTTCTACCCAAGTGGTATTACATCAGACCTAAGCGGTAATTTAGTTGCTGTTCCCCCATCACACATGATGCTAAGAACATTTGTCAGAAATGACACTATCGCTTATCCTTGGTTAGCAGCAGCAGGTACACGTAGAGGTACTATTGACAACGCAACAAGTATCGGTTACATTGACAGACAGACTGGTGAATTCCAAGTCATCAAGACACGTATCGGTATTCGTGATGTGTTATACATCAACTTCATCAACCCATTAGTGTTCTTCACTGGTCAAGGTCTGTTGAACTATGGTAATAAGACTAGCTTTAATTCTCAGTCTGCGTTGGATAGAACTAACGTAGCTAGATTGGTTGCTTATATCCGTAGACAGTTGACAATTGCTGCAAGACCATATGTCTTTGAACCTAACGATGGTTTCACACGTAATCAAATCAAGAGTACAATTGAAACATTGATGTTAGATTTAGTAGCAAAACGAGGTGTCTACGACTTCTTAGTAGTCTGTGATGAATCAAACAACACGCCTGCTAGAATCGATAGAAATGAACTTTGGGTAGACGTTGCAATTGAGCCAGTTAAGGCAGTTGAATTCATCTACATCCCAGTTCGTATCTTGAACACAGGTGAATTAGGTTAAACTAATTTTATGGGGGTCTTCGGATCCCCATAAAGTAAACCTTAAGTAAAGATAAATAAAATTAACAGGAGAAACAAACATGGCAGCAGCCGCATTTTCACTAAGTAACTTGTCAGTACAGCCAGATGGTGCAGGAAGCAACCAAGGCTTATTGATGCCTAAGTTACAATATAGATATAGAATGTTATTCTTTAACTTCGGACTAGCAGGTAGTCCAGTTAATCAATTGGAGTTAACAAGACAGGTTGTTGACCTATCTCGTCCAAACTTATCATTCGCTAAGATTACACTACCAGTGTACAACTCTACAGTTTACATGGCAGGTAAGCATACATGGCAACCAATGACCGTCAACATTCGTGATGACGCAGGTGGCAATGTATCTAGACTTGTCGGTGAGCAGTTACAGAAACAACTTGACTTCGTTGAACAAGCAAGCGCAGCAGCAGCTAGCGACTATAAGTTCTCAGCATACATCGACATTCTTGACGGTGGTAATGGCGCGCAGGATGCAACTATCCTAGAGCGTTGGGAGCTATATGGATGCTATCTAGAAAGCGTCAATTGGAACACAATGAACTACGGTACGTCTGAAGATGTTAAGATTGCATTAACAATTCAATTTGATAATGCTGTTCAATCTGATGGTAACGATAGTTTAGACGCTGCTCCAGCTGGTGTTGGTGTTGCACAAGGTACACAGCCTCGTCAGGTAACTTCAGGCAACGTCGGACTTACTACAGGCGTAGGCGGAGCTTAAACTCTAAATGGCCTACTACGGTGAGGACATTGAAGGTACTTCCGGATTCGGAAGTACCTATCTTAGAGATTACACTCATGCTGCCAAGACATTTAGGCCAGGGTCATTTGACCTTGCGCCTAAATTCAAATTTTTATTCCATACTTTTTTTGATATAAACCCATCAGCATACGATAGAGGTATCGCAACTGGTGATAATTTTGGTGTGTTAGTAAAGACAGTAAAACTACCGTCGTACTCAATAAAAACACACGAAATGAATCAATATAACAGAAAGCGTATTGTACAAACTAAAATTAATTATGATCCCATAAACATAACATTTCACGATGATAATGTTAATACGATTACTAAATTGTGGGATGCATATTACACTTACTACTACAAAGATAGTACTAATCTCAATGGTGTATTGAAGGGAACTAGAGGATCAGATGTTGCTTCCTCTCAGCCCGGTGCCGGCGCATCGAATCAGGACTACAATTCTAGAAATGTCTATGATGCTGATTTATCAGGCAATAACAATTGGGGATATGTGGGAGAAAGTTATAATAATGACACTAATAAAGTTCCATTCTTTAGAAACATAACTATATTTGGTCTCAATCGTCATACCTTCACTGCATATACGTTAATAAATCCTATGATTACCAAAATGGATCATGACACCTACAGCTATGCAGATGGTCAAGGAACAATGGAAATTAAGTTAGACATAAGCTACGAAACAGTAGTTTACAATGAAGGTGTAATCGATGGACAAACTCCAGATAACATAATATCAGGTTTTGGCTTAGATGCGTACTATGATAAGAGATCCAGTCCTAATCTTAAGCGCACCGAAGATAAATCTCTTGCTCCCGGCAAAGGAACATATGTTAATGCCGCCGGTGGATTTGTTAATAACATGGCAGATGATCCATATAAATACACTGGGGGGAATTATATCTAATGGGAACTATCGTTAATAATAATCCTAATGTATCTTACAATTATCAAAAAGTACCAGGGTTAGTTACTTCTAATTTAAAACAATCTAAAGCAGGATTAGCTATAGCATTGCGAGATAATCCTAATTCTAATAGAAATCTATCATTTGGTTTTCCTTCTAATCAGGCTACACCTAATTTTGGTGCAGGATCTCCTACATTGTTAGCTAACACAGGACCGAAGCCTATTACAGATACCCCCTATGCAGGAACACAAGTAACATACTAAGGGGTTATTATGGCTAGAATTATAGATGACAGAACATCATTAGATCAGACTGTACGTATTTTTGATGCGTTTTATCAGACCGACTTAAAAGTCGGTGCTGACCAATACGACATTGTACACGGTTACTTTTTAAGCGTCTGCGGTACAAAAAACATAGCAGACAATTTTACAACAGTATTGTTTAGAATTTCAACGCAAACTGGTGTTGAAGTACTACAACTATTAAATGAGATAAAGGGAGCAACTAACGGATTACAAATGAATAAGATAATCTGTTATTGGCTCAATAGTCTAAAATCTAAAACATCTTTATACGGGGTAGGTGTAATACCTCAACCCGTAGTCCCTGTTGCTAGAAATGTGGTATTATGACCAAATGGGCACAGGGAATTTATACACCTAAAAATCCCATTAAGTATATAGGAAATCATAAGCCTAAGTACAGATCGGGATGGGAGCTTACCTTTATGACGTTTTGTGATACTCACAAAAATGTTTTGTATTGGGCTAGCGAAGCATTACGAATTCCATATAAGCATCCATTAACTGGAAAACCTACTATATATCTACCAGACTTTTTTGTCGTCTACGAAAATAAACGAGGGCAAAAAATAGCCGAAGTTGTAGAAATCAAACCAAAGAAACAGAGTTTAATTGAGAGCAAGGCCGCTACTGCAAAAGATAGAATAGTGGTAGCAATTAATCACGCAAAATGGGCTGCTGCTATGGCATATTGTAAAGCTAGCGGCTACACCTTTAGAGTTATAACTGAAGACGACCTTTTCTACAATGGTCGAAACAAGTAAATAAATACTCTATGACCAAAAAACTTGAAGAACTTTTCGAATTGCCTCAAGAGGAGATAGATACTCTTACTAAGCCTATACCTGAAAATGCACAGGAAATAACTACGGAAGCACTGAGCAATCTAGAAAAAATAGAGAATGCTTTGCCCCAGGTAAGAGGACTTGAAACTGCTGATACTGAGATGGATGCATTGGCTGACTTAGCTAAAGATAGCTACAAAGACTTAATGGATCTAGGTATGCAAGTTGATAGTAGATTCAGTAGTGAAATATTCAGTGTTGCTAGCAACATGTTAGGTCATGCCATAACTGCAAAAACTGCTAAGATGAATAAAAAAATCAAAATGATTGAGTTACAGTTGAAAAAAGCAGCATTGGATCAAAAGCTAGCATCAAAGATCGAAGAAGTAGAAGCAACCCCATTAGGTGAAGGCAAAGCTCTTGATCGAAACGAACTGCTTAGGATTTTGGCTGCTAAATCCACGGATAAATGATAAATACAAGATACAGGAATAAGCAATGAAAAGCCTAAAACAATACATTACCGAGAGTGTAAAATCGTATGCATATACGATTAAGATCGCCGGCGATGTCGATAAAAACTTCTTAGATATGTTTAAGTACAATCTAAAGAAGTTTGATCCTATCGATATCAGCGAGCCATCAGCTACACCTATACAGAAATCTCCATATGGATTTCCGGACCTAGCTAATCAATCAGTTACTATAATCAAAGCTAATTTTAGATATCCTGCAACTGAACCTATGATACAACAGATGGCTCAATTGCTGGGATACAACATAAATATGATTCGTGTTGTACAGACTAACTTTGATGACGGTATCGATAAAGAGGCCGAAGAATACGAAAACCAAATGAAAAATAGCCCAGTCTTGACACACGAAGAAATGGGTGGCGCATTTGGTGGTAAAGAGGCTAGTAAAGAATACGGTGACTCTTATCTAAAGAGCATACAAGATCAAACTAAAGATTCTAAGTTAGATATACCTTATGAAGGTAAAAAGACTCCGGATGCATTTGATCCTTTCAAGGCTATTCCACAAGACCCCCAGGGCGCTAATAGTCCTATGAGTAAGATTACAAGACCAGCCAAGCCACAAACTGGCGCAAGAAAATAAGTAAGGAAACTAAAATGGATTTCAAATCAATGCTACAAACTATAAGCCAGTTAAGCGAGGCTGAGACCAGAAAAGTCAAAGGTACTCGTTATGGCGGTGCAGCGCAGCACGACGATGAAGAAGATGACGATGACGATACCAAGAAAGGTGCTAAAAAGCAAGAGCCTCAGGTAAAACGTGGTCGTGGTCGTCCTAAAAAGGGTGCTGATAGTGATACAGGACAAGTAGCAAAGTATGACAATGCTAAAGGTCTGCAAGATTACATCGTCGGCAACAAACCAAAAAGTAAAGAACTAGACAAACTACCTAAGAAGAAGCATACTCTTAAAGATTGGGTAGAACACATTGAGTCTAAGTATGTTGCCGAAGCAGCTCCAGGTCAGACATTAACAGTTAAACCTATGCCAGGAGCAGCACAATTAGTTGATCCTGCTACACAAAAGGTTATGGCAACTGGTGACGCTGCTGCTGTTAGGAACATTCAAGGTGCTGTTGCTCAGGGTAAAGTACAAATGCGCGGCGCACAACAAGAAATGGCAGAAGAAGGTGATGATAAGTGGATTAAAAAAGCAGTCAAACATCCGGGCGCATTTACAGCTAAAGCAAAAGCAGCAGGCAAGAGTGTAGCTGCATTTTCTAAAGAAAAAGCACATGCTCCAGGTACATTAGGTAAGCAGGCACGACTAGCTAAAACACTCAGAGGATTAGGTGAAGGTGATATCCCATCTGATCAAGTTGATATGGGTGCCGGTTTAGGCGCTGGTCGCAATATGAGAGCATTAGAAAGTAAAAATGCAAAACCTGATTTCTTAGATTTAGACAAGGATAAAAACGAGAAAGAGTCTATGGAAAAAGCTGCAAAAGACGCTAAGAAGAAAAAGGAAGTTAAAGAAGGTATGGAACACCATCTACAAGCAGCAAGACTTGAAGGTAAGAGTCATGCTCTAAGAAAAATGCCATACAACTGCACACACGATGATATGGAAGAAGCACGTATGTATCATGATGGCTTCAAAGAAGGTCTTGATGAGTGCTATGGTCAATCAGGCATGGGAGGAATGATGGAAGCTGGTGTTACTCCTGCTGCCCCAGGCGTACCTCCCGCAACAACAGGTGGTATGGCATCGCAAGCAGGCGCTGCTCCTTTAGCTGGTCCAGCTGTAGGTGAAGGTAATGCATTCACTGGTGCATTAGCACGTACTCCTAAAGGAAGTAGATTTACTGTAGGTGGTAAATCATTCACTGATAGAACCAACTACGATTCTAAGACTTTCGAAAGTCTAGATAGTCAGTTAAATGCACTACTAGAAAGTGAAGAAGTTAGCGAAGGAATGAGTGTATCTATTTCTAAAGGTAATCAAGGATCTCCCGATTCAGTCAGTGTAACTGCACAAGATGGTGAGGCAGATCAACTATTGAATTTGATTAAACAGTCTGGTTTGGGTTTATTCGGTGGTGACGCAAACAATGGTTACGGTGTCCCACAAGACAGCGGAATAACACATGCACATGACGGCATAGAAGTAGTTGATGACCATGATGGTATGATGTCCTTAATCAAGAAAGTAACTGGTGCAGGAGACGAAGGTCAAGATAGTCAAGATTATGCAGACGAAGAAGGTCATTCACATGAAGAAACAGGCGACGAAGAAGCTTGCAATGAATGTGGGATGGCATATGAATCATGTGAGTGTGACAATGGAGACCAAGAAGTAGTTGATGAAGTTGAAAACTACGACCAAGAAGAATACGAAGTAGCAGAAGATAATGCACCGGATTCTGGTGCTGCTGAAACAACATCAGACGAAAATGCAGAAGCATCGGAAGATCAAGCATTGGCAACTGCTGATGCAGGTCAAGATAAAGAAGAAGGTGAAGAGGATGCAGCAGAAGATCAAGTAGAAGAATCATTAGCAAATGGTGCTGATGATACATTCGAAGCTGACATGGATTTTATGACTAAAGTTATATCCGGTGGATTGAATAAACCCAAGTCTACTGGTCAAACAACTATCCCTGTTATCGCAGGTCAAGGTCAGAGAATGGTTGCACATGAATCTATCAATGATTGGAAGAAACTAGCAGGTATTTAATAATATTTGCTTAAAGATACCCGGCATAGCCGGGTATTTTTTTGGTTTCATCGTTTATATCAAAAACGATAAATACTTAATAAGGTGACATAGATATGGCTCAACAAAATATCGATTTTGGTACTTTCCCTGACGATCCAGATGCGGATGCGATAAGAACGGCGTTTCAAAAAGTACAACAAAATTTTTCAGAAATTTACAGCGGATACGCCGGCGGTACAGTATCGTCTATTAATAGAAGTCCAGGTGCTGGCGTAACAGTAAGTGCTCCAATTGGTAATGTTATTATCACAGCCAATATTGCATGTGTTCAAGTACACACTAGTACATTAAGTATAGGTATTAATTCTAATGGTCTAAATGATACTGTTCTAACTCAATCTTCTCAACAATTATGGATCGATCTTCCCGACACTATAGCTAATGTTACTAATATAGATTTAGACGGAAATGCAAATGTAGGAGCTAACTTATATGTTACTGGGTATTCTAATTTAGCCAATGTCATTATTTCAGGTTTAGCTAATATCACTGGTAATTTAAACGTAGTAGGTAATGCGAACGTCAGTAATATAGGTGGTGGTAATGCTTTCTTTAGCAATGTAACCGTTAGTGCAACTGCTAATTCGGTAAACTTAGTTGTAACTTCTACTGCTAACTTAATTAATGCAAGCAATGTTTCTCTTGGTGCAGTAGCTAACGTTCATATAACAGGTGGATCGGCAAATCAATTTTTACAGACTAATGGCACCGGGACACTAACATGGGCTGATCCGGGAAACTTTTCAGGATATTCAGGTAGATCAGGCTATTCAGGGTGGTCAGGCGTAAGTGGATACTCGGGTTCAGGCGTAAGTGGTTTCAGTGGAACATCAGGGGTAAGTGGCTGGAGTGGAACTTCAGGACGCTCAGGTTACAGTGGCTCTGGTGTGTCAGGATGGTCTGGTGAATCAGGAAGATCAGGGTGGAGCGGTGCATCAGGTACAACTGGTATATCAGGTACAACTGGTATATCAGGTTACAGTGGTTCAGGAATATCAGGTTACAGTGGCACATCAGGTACATCAGGTGTTAGTGGATATAGCGGAACAACTGGTATCAGTGGATATAGTGGTACAAGCGGCACAAGCGGTACCACTGGCATAAGCGGTTATAGTGGTTCTGGTGTTAGCGGATATAGCGGCGCATCAGGTACATCAGGCATTAGTGGTACATCAGGAATATCAGGATATAGCGGTACGTCAGGTACATCTGGTGTTAGTGGATACTCAGGTGCGAGTGGCACAACAGGTGCGAGTGGATACTCCGGTAGATCAGGATGGAGTGGCACATCAGGATACTCTGGATATAGCGGCACATCAGGATATTCCGGATCCGGAGTCAGTGGGTATTCAGGTACATCGGGATATTCAGGCACAACTGGTATAAGTGGATATTCAGGTACATCGGGATATTCAGGCACAACAGGCGTAAGTGGCTACTCGGGTACATCGGGATATTCAGGTGCCGGTACATCAGGATGGTCAGGTTTGAGTGGCTTTTCTGGTTTAAATGGGGCTGCTGCATCAAGTGGGTACAGTGGTTCAAGTGGTTTCTCTGGTATCAGTGGATATAGCGGAACAACAGGTATCAGTGGTTATTCAGGTATATCTGGATCAGGTATAAGTGGTT